ATGCCTGAAAAGGTCGTGCCCGGCCCCGTAGGCGACGCCGCCTGTATCCGAGAGGCCGTGTGCATACACACGAAAAAGATCTTCGATTCCTGCAGAGAGGATGATATAGCGTCTTATAACATTTCAAAAAGCTCTTGACATTCCCTCAATTTGGGGGTATACTGTAGACAGTAAAAGGTAAGCACCTAAGACAAGGAGGCCAACCAAAATGAAGACGATCGAGGACGCCAGCGAGCAGGAGGCAGCTGAGATCACCGAGATGATTCGGCGCTACGACATCATCAAGGTGGGCGACAAAATCTGCGCCCGGAACGTCCAAGGAATCAGCGAGGAGACCAAGCGCCAGATCATCGCCGCCAAGCCGGCGATCATGGCCTACCTAACGGAGCAGGAGACCCAGAAGCGGGCCGCCCATGAGGCCAAGATCCGCAGAGAGACCGACTACCTGGACTCGGTGCCCGGGCTCCGGGAGCTCGAGACCGCCCAGGCTCAATGGGCCAAATACAAGGACGCCTTCGACCGGGCCTGGGAGTCCGGCAGCGGGATCTATCCCCAAGCCCCCTTTAAGGCCGATCACCTGGAGCAGCTCCGGGCCCTGTACTCCGACGCGGCCTGGATCCTCAAGATCCAGCACGAGAGCATCTACACCACTAACTACGAGCTGCACGATATTGCCAAGAAGACCTACGAGAGCCTCCAGGCCGGCACCAGCGTCGCCGAGGCTAAGTCCGCCTACAACAAGGCCCACAGCGAATTTGTCCAGGCCCATGCCTGGGATTAAACAAAGCGAGGGATCAAAATGACCGATAAACAGCGCACACTATGCCTCCGCGAGGCCGAGAAATACTCCGACCGAACCGCCTACATCTCCGATCTGTCCCTCTCCTCCATCTGGGGGGACGAGGATGGCGCAGAAATCTCGGCAGGTCGCGCGGAGGAGCTGGAGCGCATCTATAATGCCTACCACCGCCCTGTGCGGGAGATCGCCGCTGCCGCCGGACTCTCCCAGAGGAAACTGGCCGAGCGATTCTGCATCCCCTACCACACAATGGAAAGGTGGTGTGGAGGGCAGAGCGCCTGCCCCGTGTACACCCGGCTGATGATGCAGGAAATACTTGGCTTATAGAAAGGACTGACCAATATGAGACCCGCGACCTGTGACATTGTTGTCAGCATCTACTCCGCCCATCGGCCCACCCAGACCAAGGGCATCAACGAGTACGGCGGCTTCGCCGGTGTGTCTTACGCCCAAAGCAACTGCGGCGCCACGGTGACCGCTCACATCCAGGAGCCCGGTTGGATCCTGGACAGCGAGGGCCCTTGGCAGATTGGCAGTCCCCCCTGCCGCAAGCTCGTCAGGATTGGGCTTCCCGACGGCGTCAACTGCGGCCCCTACAGCATCGCAAATGTGGACCGCGACGGTCTCTACTCCGATTACTCTGCCCGTGACGGCATGGGCAGCGCAGTCCACGCCATGTGTGCCCAGTCCGTGAAAGTGGATGACGATGACATCGAGGCCGCCATTGACGCCGCCATCGCCTCCGGCATCCTCCTGTCGGTGCCCCAGCAAGACGGCACCCGTGAGCTAATCCAGGCGGAGATCCTTGACATCTCACCAATCTATTCGCACGCAGCTCCCGAGGGCTGGACCGACCCCACCCGTCAGAAGGTCGTCCGCTGCTTCTCGGTCATCGACAGACGCACGGGATCGGCGGTCTGCCGCTACAGAATAAGCCAGGAGCAGCGAGCCAAGGCTGTGCGCGACGAAGATCCAGAGCACCGGTTCATTACACGCGGCATCTGCGGCGTCAAACAATTAACAAAGGAGTGATTGAGGTGGTCACAGAGCAGGAGATCATCCAGGCCTATCACGCCGAGCCAAGCCTGCGGGCGGTGGCCGCTCAAGTTGGGGTTTCATACTCAGCAATCCGCCGTGTGCTGATCTCGGCCGGTGAGTACACCTCCCCACGCGCCGACGAGATCAACCGCCTTGCCGATGCAGGCCGGTCGGTCTCCGAGATCGCCCAGGAGCTTGGATGCTCGGAGAAAACTGTAAGCAGCTTTCTCCCCTACTCCCGCGGCTCCTACGCCGTCGGGGAGAAAAGCGAAAACGCCAAGCGCATCCACCAGTGCAGAATGGGTAAGACATGATAAGACCGCACTTTGCAAAGCATCAGGCCTGTGCTAAACTATAGATGTCGCCGCCCACTGACATCTCTGGGCGGCGTGGATTGAAAAACAGGAAGTGGTATTGTCACGCAGCCACGAGAAAAACCGATTGGGTCGCCCCAATCGGTTTTTCTCGTGCTTATTTTTTCTGATCTCGCAAAAAATTCTTGACATACCCCCAAATTGGGGGTATAATATAGACAGTAAGCGGGAAGCACAAAACAAGAAAAGCAGAATCTGATTGGAGGACTTAAAATGGCTGGCTACCGCGGTTTTAGCATGAGCAACAACGCAGTTGATGCTTACTCCTTCGGCGAAAAGCCGATCTCAAAGTGGACCAAGAGCGCCATTCTCGACGAAATCTTTTGCGCAGCAAAAAACGGGGAGGTCACGCTCCACTGTGACGAAGCCTTGCTTAAAAAGTCCCCGGCGGCGTTTCTGAAATCCGCCTGCCTTACCCGCTCCTCCTGGCACCACACTTCTTCCTACTACAACAAAACCGACTTCTACTCCATCAATCTGGACAGCGTGGAACAGCTGACCGACGTGGCCTTGCTGGAAGCGATGCAAAAGAAAAGCGCCCCTGTCGAGCGCAAGCCCGAGCCGGAGCGTTGGAAATGTGCATTTCTGGAGTGGACCGGGACGCGCAAGCATCCAAAGGCCACCGAGAGAATCGAAGTTGGCACCATTGACGGCACCTGGTTTATTCGGGATGATGGCTCTAAGAAAAAGACCACCGCCACCGGCTTCCGTTTCATTGAAAGAGTTTAGTGATCTCCGGGCGGGCGGCATACTTAAAGATCTCCGCCACAATTTCCTCCTCCATCCCAGTGAACAGCGGACGGGCGCCAAATGTTTCCATCATCGCACACGCAGCAAAGGCGTTCGCATCCAATTCCGCAAGCTGTAGGTTATATGTTTTCACATCGCATTTTGCTCTGATCCTGTAATCTCCGAGATACTTTTCTTTGTCTGTTTCCCTCTGCCATATGTGCCGCAGTTCATGGGCGACGGCAAAGCAAAGGTCTGGCATTTGTAGGGATTCTTTCAGGTATACAGTGTTTTCCTGCGGCTCATAACGGGCCATCATCGTTTTTGTCGGGAAGTTCGCTTCGGCCTGTAGTACAATTCGAGGTTTCTCGATCCCCAACACATCGGCGATGTACGCGGCGAACTTTTGAATCATAAATATCACCACGCACATTTTCACCCCAAATCAATCTTCTGTCAACCCAAAATCACAAAACAGAGCTTAGTTTCAGCTGGCCTTGGAATTTTTGAGCTTGTAAAAAGACCCCCACCTACCCGGTGGGGGTCTCCTCATATCTTCGGGCTGTCCTCGCTCTCCTGGTGCTGGACAAACCCCTTGGCCTTGGCGCTCTCAAAGGTGATCCCGCCCTCGGAGTGATCGGACTTACACAGGGCCAGGTAGCCGCTCAGGGCGGCGCCGATAATGGCCTCGGCCAGGCCGACGGCGGCGGTCAGCCAGGCGGCGGTGCTGGTATAGCCGGCCTTGATGCACAGGTACATCAGGACGAAGCACTCCTGGGTGATGCCTAAGCCGGCCAGGATCACCAGCAGGGTGACGGCCTTGCTCCACTCCCACTTGCGGCGGGGCTTTATCCGCTTGGGGCGTATCATGCCTTGCCCATCATCTGGGCAAAGCGGTGGAGCAGAGCAGCCAGCTGCTCCCGGGTCGGGATGTCCTGCCACAAGAAATTTCCATTATCCCCGCCCTGGAATAGGCCTGCGCTGACCGCCCACTCCCTGTCTTCCTTGCTCCAGTCGCTGCCGTCCTTGGCCTGGAGCTGTCCTCTGGCCTCCCGCAGGATCGCCATACACTCCTCCGGCCCCAGAGCCTCTACGATCTCTTTCCCTGTCATGTTGTCGTCCTCCTTCTCGGTGTCCAAGTTGGACACATTGTTGTAGGTCCGGGCGTCCACAGCCCAGTAGTGCTTGACCTGGGCCTTGAAGGTCTCCAGGTCCCCGTTGACCCGGCTGTTCTTGGTGCTGGCCGGGTCGTTGATCCGCACCTTGCCGTCCTCCCACCATACTATGATGAAGTGGCCGCTGCTGGTCCAGTTGCCCTTGCCCATGCAGGCGATCAGGTAGTAGCCCTGGGGCAGCAGGGCCAGCGCCTGGGCGTGGATCAGGCTGCCGCTGTTGCCGTAGATGCTGGCCCCGGTCAGCTGCTGGCAGCCGATGCCAAACGCCCGAAGCTGGGCCTCAAAATAGCTGTAATAGGTCCCCTGGCCCTTGGCCTTGTACCCGTGCTGGACGCTCCAGGCGCAGGTGTCCACTGGGGTACAGGTCTGCCCCGTCAGGGTCTCGATCAGCATGGCGGCGCAGGTTGGTCCGCAGCCAGACTTGCCGATGGTGGTGGTCTCCCCCGTGGCCTGGTAGGGCTTATCCTTCCACCGTGGGTCGGTCTGCATATAGAGCACCGGGCGCTTATTCATCTCGGTCGCTCCAGTCCATGATCTCCTTGAGCTTGTCGAACCCAAACATAGCTGCGTAGGCCACGAGAAATCCGCCCACCAGCAGACCCACTAAGATGTACCAGGTCATGGCCACTCCCCGGATCTGGCAGTAGGCAATGCCCGCCGCCACGGTCAGCACCACTGCCACAAGGATCGCCACCAGATTGGTGGGCAGCTTGTCCCAGGTCGCCTTCTTCAACACCTGCACCACCACGTTTGTCAGCGCCACCAGGACGCCGACCGCCGTTGTGGCAAACGCCAGGTCAATGTTCATATCTACCATCCTTTCTTCACGATAACCCCAAATGCGCCGCCAGGAAGCCCAGCGCCGCCGCCAGGAGGGCCCAGATCAGCTTGTCCACGATGGCGTCCCACCGCCTCCCCGGCTTCTCCGTCAGGGTCTTCACGTCGGCCTCGATGGTGTCCACCTTGCCTTTAATCGAGTCCTGCTTGGTGGCCAGGACCTCCACAGAGGTGGTCAGCTTCTCTAAATTATCCTGACGGGTCTCCACCTCGTCCAACCGTTTGGTGTTGCTCTTGCTCCGCTGCTCCACCTCAGTCAGACGGTGCTCATATTCGTTCTCTGTCATGGCCTATCACACGCCTTTCCTTTCGTGGCTCCCTCCGTCCGATCTTGGGCGCTGAGCAGCTGTGGCTCAAGGCTTCAGCGTCCCTCTTTCGATTGCCTCCAGGCGGTTTCGCTCCGCAAGCGCCTCCTCCTCTCGGTCCCAGGCGCCGAACTGGGCCAGCAGATAGGCGTCCGCCTTGATGATCTCCGCCTGCCGCTGGCAGATGTCGGTCAGCTCCGCGATCAGCTCAATTTGTGTCATGTAAGATCTCCTCCGCCTCTGCCTCTGTGATCCACCTGCCCACGGCGTTTAGCACCATCTTCCGTGTCCACCGGCCGGCGGCATAGTGGGCCCTCACCGTGTCAAACTTCGGGCTGCGCTCCATCGTCCGCACCCCCTTCCTCTGGCAGATCCACCCCGAGCATCATGCACAGATAGTCCAGCCTGGCCTCCACCACGGGGGTCCTGTCCACGATGGTGTTGTGGTGGTCTATCTCGTACCTGTCGTAGCAGTTCCCGGCCGCATCCTCCTGGCTGTCCAGCTTTCTCACCACCCGGAAGCGGTCCGTGATGATCTGGTCCGAGTAGTCCCGCCTGACCTCTTGATAGCCCGTCAGGTCGGTGTGGGATCTGCCCTTCGTCCTAAGGATCTCGATGTCTCCCACTGCTCCAAAAACATAGTCCATGTTAACCTGTCCTTTCTGATCCGCTCTCGGGTGATCCGCTTCCACTCCCGCACCAGCCGCTCACCCTGGAATAGAATCTGATATAGATGACAATTATTGCAGTGCTTCAGCTGTCCCAGCCGGGACAGTAGGCTTGCAGCCACGCCCGCCATCAACCGCCGCCCCTGGCGCCTGCGCCGTCGGTATCGGCTGATCGCCCGTTTCAGCCGGAGCAGGCTGCGCTTCCTGGGAATGGAGAAGTCCCGGCCGTATCGGTAGCCCACCGCGTCCGGCATCCTGGCCTTGGGCCGCTCAAATCCCCTCCTCGGCGGGTCCACCGGCCTCTTCTCGCACGGGCCAACGGTCCGGAAGACCTGCCAGTCGCCTTTCAGCTCCATGCCGCGGTCGTTGAGCCACGCCTCCACCAGGCATTTCAGCCGCCGCAGCTTCCGCTTGTTGGGGCCGAAAATTGTCATGTTGTCCATGTAGCGCACATAGTGGCTGCACAGCCCGCTCTGCCGGATCAGCTGGTCCAGGGGCTGCAGCACCGTGTTGGCAAACCACTGGGACGTGTACGCCCCGATCTGCACCCCATCCCGGACAATGCGCCACACAAGGTCCAGCACCCGCCGGTCCTTGATGAGCTGCCGCATCCTGTCCATGACCACCTCCGGCTTTAGGCTGTCGTAGAAGTGGCGGATGTCACCGGTCAGCTCGTACTTCGTGCCCTTGGGGTCCTTCTCCATCCATCGGACGATTGCCTTTCTGGCCTGCTTAGTGCCTCGGCCCCGGATGCTCCCGCAACAATAAGGGTCCATGCCCCGCATCATTGTTGACTGCAGCACCTGCACCAGGGCGTGGTGGACGTATTGGTCCGGCCATTGCGCCGGCTCGCACACCGTCCGCCACTTCTGTGCGCCGGTGTCCCAGCGCCGCACGACCCGAGGCGGTTTGGGTTCAAAGCCGTCAACGATGATCTGCCGCAGCTCCTCCACCCGCGCGCCCTTGGTCTCCTCCACCCAGGCCGTTATTCCGTTCGGTCTGTGCTTCGCCCTCCAGTGATGGGTGCGGTTCACCTCGTCGATGGCCCGGCGCAGGTTCTCGTCCGAGAGCAGCGCTTCAAATAGGTATCCTGTTCGTTTCAAGGGATCTCGATCCTCCTTTTAGCTGTACGGACTTTCCATCGCCCCTTGGGGTGTACTCGCCCGCTCCCTAATAGCTGATCTTCACCATGGGGTGCGCGACTGCCTGTGCCGTGGAACACTGAGGATCCTTACTGTTAGCTGCACAAAAAAGGAAGCGAGAGCCGGTATAGGCGTTGGTGGTGGTGGACGTATAGTAGTTCAGGTAGAACAGCCCATAGTTGCCGTTCTGGTTATAGTAACCGCCCACGCACACGCAGGGGTTCGACGTGTTGAAATACCAGTAATCGCACACGGAGACCGACCAAACGCATCGGCTGCTGCACAGACAGCCCCGCCCAGCGGCCCGGCCACGCGGGCCGCTGGGATTTAGTTCATATAATCTACACGCCTGCGAGGGGAGCCGCGGCCCCCCTCGCGCTCCCTCTTTAGGGGAGCTCCTGGAGGCGAGAGCCGGAATAGGCGTAGGTGGTGGTGGACGTATAGTAGTACAGGTAGAACAGCCCACAGTCGCCGCTCTGGTTATAGTAACCGCCCACGCACACGCAGGGGCTCGACGTGCTGAAATACCAGCAATCGCACGAGTAAGTGGAACTGTCGCCGCCCTTCGCCGAGGCGTAGAACATCGGGAAGCCGCCCGTCTTGGACACGGTGAACGCCGTAGGAAAGCCGCCCGTCGGGGTGCCGACGCTGGTCCCGCCGGTGCTGTCGCTGAAGCTGTTGGGGTTCAGGATGATGTTCATGCCGCTGCTGGCGTAGTAGCAGCCATCGGTCCAGTCGAACACCATGTCCCACAGGCCCTCGATCCACCGATACTGGGTGCCCAGGCCGTAGGTGTTCCGACTCTCCTGCGTGGTGCCCGTGTGATAGGGCATGGAGTCGGTGTAGCCCATGTCCTCCACAGACTTGTTGTTGCCGGTGCCCATGCCGATGGTGGCCTGGCTGTTCCAGTCCGCGAACTCCACAATGTAGAGCAGCCAGATGGTGAACCGCATGGCGAAGTCGCTCTGCCAGATGTTGTCTCCCAGCGCATGGATGGCGGTCCGGGCTGAGCTCCGGGTGATGCTGACCTTGGGCGTCTCCCCGGACACGCTCTTGTAGTTGCTGGAGGCGCAGTGATAGCGTCCGACGTAGACTATGTCCCGCTCCCCCTTGCCGTCCCCCCGGTCCATGTGGGCGGGAGAGACAGAGAAGCCCGCCACCGCCTTGTCCGAGATCTGGATGCTGATGGCGCTGCCATTCTGGGTCAACTTATACCAAAACTTGGGAATCGACACCATGGTGCCGCCCGTCCTCTCACTTATGGCCATCCCCGCCCACGGCTGCAGGTTGTCAAAGGGGCTGCCCCACGAGCTGGCCCCGGACACATAGGGCACCGGGTCCGTGAACAGCTCCGCATCGTCGGTCCGTGTCCACTTGGTGGTGCTGGTGCCGTCCCACTGTGCGCCGTAGACTGCGGGCATATCCACCGTCAAGGTGCAGACCTGGCTTGACGCCGCGGTGTGGTTGGTCCCCGCCGCCACGCTGACTGTCAGGGTGACAACGCCGCTCCGCCTGGGGGTGAGGGTCAGCACATCGTCGTACACGGTCACGGTGGCCACGCTCTCGTCGCTGACCACAGCGCTGACCGCGCCGTCTCCCGCCCGGGTGACCGTCAGGGTCTGGGCGCTCCTGGTGTCGATCAGGAAGGACGACGGCACCGTCAGGCTCCCCACCGCCTTGCTGATGCTCCAGTTCACCGCCTTGGGCTCGGTGGTGCCGTCCGACCACTGGCAGCCGTCCGGGTCGATCAGCTCAAAGGTGGCCTGGTAGGTCCCGGCGTCAATGGCGGCGATGGACCCGCTGAGGATCATCAGCGAGTCGTCGTAGTCGCTCCAGGCGGGGCTCTGGGTCTCGCCGCTGTAGGTCAGCCGCCCGCTCTGCGTCGGCACGGTCAGCACCACCAGCCCGTCCTGGTCGCTGCCCCCGCTCTGGGCGCTGCTCTGCACCCGGCCCCAGGTCACGTCATAGTCCTCGCTGCTGGCCTTCATCAGCACGGTCCCCTTCGCGCCTCCGGCGGGCAGGTCGTGGCCGCCGGAGGCGGTGCCCCCGGCCCCGGTTCCGGTGATTGCTTTGAAAAAAACGACACCCACTCTGGTCCACGGCGTCCGCCGGACCTCTCCGTCCGGTTCTTGGCCGGACAGCTTCACGTAGAGCACTCCCGGGCCGCTTAGGATCTGGGTCGGGATGGGGCTTACGCCGTCCTCGCCCAGCTCGCCGGGCAGCTCCACCCCGCAGCACCGATAGGCCACAGTCTTCTCCAGCCCCGTCCAGTCGGGGGAGAAGGTGAACTGGACCTGATAGTCGTCCCCGCCCGCGACCAGCAGCCCCGTCTGACCGACCCGCAGCTCCCGGCCCAGGGCTTCCACATCAATCATCGCTGTCATCTCCTTCTTTTGATAGCTCCAGCAGCATCTCGTATTCCTCCTCCGGGAGGATCTCCAGCGCCCAGTCCCGGGGCACATGGCAGGGCATCCGCTTGGCCTGGCCCATAGCCCGGTAGTAGCGATTCCAGAAATAGACATTCGCCAGGGCGCGGGCCTTGTGCATACAGCAAATGTGGGTGGCCCGTTCATTGAGATGGCCGAAATACTGGTAATTGTAGGCGCTGCACCAGGCGCAGCCCTTGGCAATGGGGCAGTGGATGCACGTCTGGGTGGA